CCGGGTTGTTTTCGGTGCCCTTTTGGGCATCGTCATCTCAACTCACCTTCTAGGAGCATAACATGACCAAAACGCGACTTGCATCCATTCTGTTCTACTCGATCGTTAATGAACAACTTAGCGAAAGAGATTTGGGGTTTCATGTAATACATGATACCTCATTACTCGAACGATATTTAAATCGTCAAAGTAAAGTCAGACTGGAGAACATGCTCGCCATCGGTTATGGTGTGCTCTCTGATCTGGGAGGCCACGTTCGATCTTTTAAGGCCCAAGAGGATAAAAACCTCAAGGAGCTTCGGAAGATTGATTGGCCACTTCAGCTTAAGCTTAAAACCTTAGACTGAGTGAGTTTATAACCACTATAGGAGTCAACACTATGAAGCAGATTCAAAGGGCATGGCAATGGATTAAGTCCAACGGGCTATTGCTCGCCGTACTTTTCTATACCGTGCTTTTTGTCTGGTCCCTGGTGTTAACCTACAAGGTGGTTTCTGAGATGCTGAGCATCGCTCAGAGAGGGTACTTTATTTCTGTTCCAACGGTCCAAGATGCGGTAAGAAAGCGTCTTGGTGACGCCCTTAAAAGGCGTCTTCAACCTGAAGACGAGTAGAGTATGACCTTTGTTGGTGATGCATACTGGGCCAGCAAAATAGCTGGGAAACCCGACTTTCGCGCAACTACTAGTGTAGAGAAAACAGCCCAGCTGCTCATCGTGATCGGCAAGTGGTATAAGTTCTATGGTCCTGAGATGCCTTTACGGCTTTTCAAGATCGAGAACCAACAACACCCATCGACCGCTATGATGCAGGTTAAGCTGTTTCTCCTCATTCGCAAGTTTAAGCGTGGGAAGGGCGTATACATCGAAAAGATTCGTCTTTATTGGCCATACATGTGGCGCCGTAAACACGGCGTGCTGTACGCATGCATCCAAAAGGATGGATCGGTGTTACCCAGGGGCTTGTCTAACGTAGTTGACAAGCGTATCGCGGCGAAGACTAAGAAATTGCATACTAAGTCTTCGCGAAAGCGTGTCCGCTATGGTTTCTACAGTCGTGCCACTCAACGCCCTAGCCCTGAAACTACAAATTCCACTGTAATGTACTCGAATCCTAACGAAAGTTACGAAACGAATTTTGGTGGTCGCTACACTGCTCCCATTTTTAGGGATCGCGTGTACCAATCCCATTATCGTACATACACTGGAACTGTTACTCCGGGTTTTCGGACGAAGAAGCCGAGTCAGCTGCCGGTTAATCCGTACAGTATGACTTCTGTAGACACCGATAACCAAACCTGTTACGTCCATAACGAAGACCATGGTACATCCCAAATTAACGGGGTGTACACGTTTACGAATGGATGGAATGATATGGCTACTCAGTGGGCAAGCTTGATACCTGCAGTGCCGGCTTATACCGACACTACCACTTATAACAAGGCTATCCAACGCCTAATTGATCAGGCGGAAAGTAGCATCGACGCGAATATCGCCCAGGACTTAGCACAATACGGACAGACCGTTAGACTTATCACACACAATGTGAATAGAATAGCGGTGGCCGCTCGTGCTGTACGTCATGGAAACTTTAAACTCGCCGCTCGCTCTCTTGTGGATGGACTTGATCGCCGAAAGGGACCTTACCACTACGGTAAGGAACCGTTGCCTGTCCCGAGGCGGCCTTTGTCCGCAACACATTCTTTAGCCAATAATTGGCTGGAGCTGCAGTACGGATGGAAGCCTCTACTTCAGGACATACGCGGCGCGATGCTGGCTATCACGAAACTTCATGAAGACAGCTTCTTAAGTGAGGTACGCGGTTCTGCGAAAAGAAGCGTGACTGATAATGGCAAAGTGTTTTCCGGGTCGTCGCCCTACGTAGTAACTCTAGGTGATCGTGAGATCACTACAGATTACTGTGTTAAGGTGGCAGTTCGGTATCGCATTGCCAATAAAAAGTTGGCGTTTCTTCAGCAGACAGGTTTTACCAATCCCATAAACCTCTTGTGGGAAATTCTCCCGTACAGCTTCGTAGCTGACTGGGCTCTCCCCATCGGGCCTTGGTTATCCCAGCTTTCTGCTTGGGATGGCCTTGAGTTCTATGACGGATGGCTCACTCAGTTTATGCGGTCGTACGTTACACTTGGTCTAAGATGGCCTTTAACACGCTCAGGGATTTGGACATATAGCAAAGGATCGGGTTTCTACACTCGAGTGGCGTTAAGACACGAGAGGACAAAGCTTATTGCTTTTCCTCGCGCGCGCTTTCCGACATTCAAGCCGTTGGAATCGATTCTGTCTAACACCAGTAAAACAACTGGAGAGACAGATTTTACCCATGCTTTTAATGCCCTTGCTCTCTTAGCGTCGGCTTTTTCGACTAATAAGTCGAGAGATCTTAGGTAGAGGATTCAAGTGTCCTTTCCACTTAATGTCAAAGGAGTTTCAAAATGGGAGCAATAGCCCCAATCAAGACGTCCTCTATCATTGGAACGGTCGATACGACCACCAGTGCAACAGTTGGCGTCGATAAAACGTTCGACCCTGAGGGGTTTGTTGCCCCCGGAGTCTCACGTTGGGTTGATCGTTCAGCCGGAGTGGCTGTCGGTTACCCGTGGTTCACGTTAAGCGTTCGTCCGCCTACCAAGGCGTCGCGCGTTTACCGTGTTACTGCAAAACTTGGTCTCCCAACGCTTGACACTGTAGGTAATGCGTACAACGGCATAACGCCGGGTCCGTCAAAAGCCTACGAGGTCATGGCTGTTATGGAGTTCTTGTTGCCCGAACGTTCTACGGCGGCTGAGCGTGCTGCACTGCTTAGCCATACCCGCAGTTTGTTTGCGACAACGATCAACGCGAGTGACGGTGTACCCACAGATGCATCGGGTTCACCGTTAGTCAATGCGATCAACAGCTTTGATGCCCCTTACTAACCTGTTGCGTAGCCTGTTGGCTACGTAGTCAGGTTCGTCGGTTTATCATCGCTGTAAGAACTTGGAGACCGCTATGTCTTTTAAGAAGCGTAGTGCTGGCTTTCTTAAAGAAGCCAGAAAGTTTCGTGTGGCCCCAGAGGTAACCTCTGCTGTTATCAAAGACTATCTCGCTGCCCTGGATTGCCCAAGATCGCTGGCTGTGTGGCTCATGTATTCTAATAATGAGCATGCGCAGTTGGCTGATTTTGGTATCGATCCGCTCCATTACAGAAATGTGATGGAGTTTAGGGACGCTTACTCTGCAACTAAGTTCCTTTCAAAGTTTCCGGGGTTAACCCTGGGCTATGATTTGGATCAAGTTGCTTTAGAGAATTTCGAAAAATTCGAGCAACTCTGTAAGTGGACGAATAAACGCTTTAGAGACCTTTCTGCTGATCCTTTATTCGTTGGACCAGTCGTTTGGCTTCATAACGAAGTCATTCGTAAAATAGATCGGATTCTTGGCGCTTTCGACGTCGATGATATGTTTTTGATGGCCAATTGGGGTCCTGGCGCCTCTACGGATATATCTCGTAGGGATGCCAGTGCTGCTAATAAGTTCCAGTTAGAAACTGGGATTACACGTGATCTGTACGCCTTTTTGCCTGACGGAGTGCTCGCGGGTTTTTATCCCATGTGGCATTCGCATCTGACTGAAATCGGTTTTCCGAATTTTCAGGTAGGCAACAAGGTGGTCACTGTACCTAAGGACGCAACCGCTAATCGAGTTATTGCGATAGAACCTGGTTTCAATACCTGGTTTCAGTCTGCAATTGGCAAGATGATGCGGAAGCGCCTCCTAGGAGTCGGGATCGATTTACGCTTCCAGAGTCAGAACCAACTGCTTGCCTATCTGGGGTCAAAAACCCTTGATTTGGCGACAGTTGATATGTCCTCCGCTAGCGATAGCATTTCGAAAGGCGTCGTCGAGGCATTAATACCTCCTCGATGGCTTACTTTCTTAGATGCTACTCGATCTCGATACGGTCAACTAGGCGGGTCTGTTATTGAATGGGAGAAGTTCTCCTCAATGGGGAACGGCTTCACATTTCCTCTTCAGACCATTATATTCTACGCTGCGGCGAAAGCCGTTGTAGAATACTTACACGAGAGTCCCCTCAGCGCGAGGGAAAACATTGTGTCTGCCTACGGGGACGATATAATTGTTCCCGTTAGGTGCCTAGAACTCTTTTCCACCATGTGTGAGTTTTATGGCTTCAAACTCAATATGAAGAAGACGCATTATTCTTCTACATTTCGAGAGAGCTGCGGATCTCACTATATGATGGGTTCTGACGTGAAACCAATCTATCTTAAAGATAGCCTCACAGACGTGCTGTCCGTATATCGGCTAGCAAACGCGATCCGTCGACTTGCACATTCTCGCGCCGGGAAACTGGCGTGTGATGGGCGTCTACGCAGGACGTTTGATCACCTTGTCAAGCTTGTACCAAAGGCCTTGCGGCTAATGATACCTGATGGGCTCGGTGATGGCGGCTTCATCTGCAATTTTGATGAAACTGTCCCTGATCGTGCAAAGCATTGTATCGAAGGATATTTTGCAGTGCACGCTACGGCCATGGCGAAAACCCATGAGTTTGAGAGGATCGGGCTTTTATTTGCCCGATTATGGCGTATGTCAGAACAAGGGTCGCGTTATAACGCCCCCTTTAGAGGCCGTGCTAAGCTCCGTGATCTGGCGAAAGCCTTTCGGTTGGGTGAACCCCAGAGTGTTGCTGGCCTTAATCAAGTCAGCTCATCTGGTCGTACATCCCTCCGTCTTTCACGAGGTTTAGTCCAACAGTGGTACGATCTGGGACCTTGGGTTTGATTTTGGACCCATAGTCTTTTCCTGATGCTTAATCTTCCTTTCCTTCGGGATCCGAAGTGTTAGGTATCGGTGG